TTTCCAGTTTCGCCTTTTACAACTAGAGCAACGGCTGTTGAATTTGCGCTGTTAACAGTAGCTGCCAAGGTTGACTCCAGCGTCCCGGTGACTGCTAGGCCGGTGGAGGTAACTGTAGCTATTGCCACATTATTACGCAACAGTTCAAGATCGTGACTTGTTGTAGTGCCTACTTGCGCTTGTGTTCCAAGGGGGTCAGGTGACCTTAATACTACCTGTCGATTTTGGAAATCACTTAGTATCAAAACGGCTTGAGCATTACCACTGGCAATTGTTTCAGATATTGCACCGCTTGTTGTCAGCGTAGTAAAAACCCCCGTCGTAGGCGTTGTAGCCCCGACAGTGCCGTTGATGTTGATTGAGGCAGTGCCGGTCAGGTTGGTCACTGTGCCGCTGCTGGGTGTGCCGAGTGCCCCGCCGTTGACGACAAACGCCCCGGCAGTGCCTGTATTGACCCCTAGGGCTGTGACTACACCTGTGCCAGTGGTTGTGGTGCTTGGAGCCGCGCCAGCCCCGCCGCCGATGACTAAGGCGCTGGCTGCTAGTGCAGTGGATGATGCCAATGTGCCTGTGGCGGTGTAGGCTAGGACACCACCGGATGTGCCTGATGTAAGTCCTGTGCCGCCAGATGCTACGGGAAGTGCCGTGCTGAGACTCATCGTGGTAAACGAACCGGTGGACGCGGAGGCGGCCCCAATGGGCGTGCCGTCAATCGCGCCGCCGTTGATGTCGACAAAGTCAAACATCTGAATGACGTTGGTGCCGTCTACATACAAATGAGCTTTGCGGCCAGTGGGAACAGTAATGCCCGTGCCGGCGGAGGTCTTGACCGTGATGCTTTGACCGCCCGTCGTGTTGTTCTGGACGATGTACTGTTTCTGGGTGGTAGGAACTATCAGCTCACGAGTAGCCGTCAAACTGCCAAACGTAGAGGTGACGTTTAGGACCAGGGCCCGCGCAGCTTGGGCCACGTTGCTGTTGGTAATGCTGATGGTCAGGTTGGCATCAGAGGTGTAGTCAGGGTTGCCATACCCAATGACAGCCTGCTCCATGGCCGTGCCCAGGTTGGTATTGGTGATGGTGCCCCAGGTGCCCGAGTTTTCGCCGGTGGCCATCAACTCAATTTTAAGATTACTTGAATAACTGCTTGGCATGTTCTTTCCTTTACGTTAGGACTTGGGTCCAAGTCACGGTGTTTCCATCATTTACCACAACCCAGCTCACCGACTGTGCATCATTTACATTTTGCCAGTTAGGCGTCTGGTTGTCACTGACAACAACCCAATTTCCAGACTGCGCATCATTTACATTTTGCCAGTTAGGCGTCTGGTTGTCATCTATTACGCTCCATACAAGAACCGGGCCGATTTGCCCTTGAGCAGAAACGCCGGTGAGAAACACATTAGCGTTGGCCGCAGTTGTGACGCTGCCGATTGATACGGTGGCCTGGAGCCCCGTTACAGACACCTGAGCGCTTGCTTCAACCGTTACGCTGCCAACGGTTGCAGTGGCCTGAACGCTCCCTACGGAGACGTTGGCATCAGCTTGGTGGCCAACACTGCCGACCTGGCCCGTAGCCTGTACCCCTGTGACAACCACGTCGGCGTTCGCGGCTACCGTCACACTGCCCACGGCCATTGTTCCGCCAACGCCCGTCACCAAAACAAGAGACGTGCCCGTGATGTTCACTTGGCCAATTTGGCCTGTTGCCCCTACTCCGGTGACGCTGACATCGGCGGCCCCCGTTACCGTGACCCCGCCAACAGACGCGGTGGCGCTTACCCCAGAAAGTAAAATGACCGCGTCAGCGGCCACTTGCACAGAGCCTACGGCTCCCGTGGCTTTAATGTCAAGGACGCCCTCTCCCCAGGGCTGTTCGCCCCAACCTACGCCGGACGCATTCCAGCCTTGGAAGGCAACAACAACATCAGCCACCTGCGCTCCTCATTACGCAATGCGGATGATGGCATTGGTGGCGTCGGCCGTTGGGAAGATGATCGTGAAGGTGCCACTGGTGGAGGTCTTTGCTCCACCAAAGTCCAGGACGCAAACAGTAGGGTCGCCCGAAGCCGTGTCGTTATAGATCAACGCACCAAACGCCGTGATCGTAGCGCTGGTAAACGACAAGTCAGCAAAGTCCGTGAACGCCGTCGTCCCGGTAGACGTGGGCGTGACGTTGGTCAGCGCGCCGCCGCCCGCCGCATACGTGCCTGAGTTGGCCACCTCATTGGTAGCCGTGTAGGTGGTCGTTGCTGCGGTGAACGAGGCGCTGTTGTCGTACAAAGCCAGCTTAAACGTATTACCCGTGCTGGTTGTAAAATTGTGCACAGCCCTCATCAACTCCACTTTGAAGCTGGTGCACATAAAATTGCCTGAAAATGCCATTTTTAATCTCCTAACAAATGAACCAAGTCTGAATGACCGGCCTCGCGCAGGCGCAGGGCAATAGTTGCTCGGTCCTGTTCAACCGCCTCTTTCAAGTAGAACAATACGACTTGCCTGACGTTGTCTTTAAAGGCTCGGGCCTGGGCTTGCACCGCCGGGTGCGACTGATCGCCAACATAGATAATCTTGTCGGCAGCGCGAATAGCCAACTCTTCTGGCGTCCAACCCCGTTTTTGCGTGGTCTCAACAAAGACGCTGCCTACGTTTCCGGGTAAGGAAGGGGTCATCATGGTCCAGGTGAATCCGATTTAAGGGGAATGCGAAGCATGCCATCACGATACTCGTCACGGCGGCGACGGCCCTGTTGTTCTGCGCCCAGACCTTGAATGGCCTCTTTGTAAGCCCCACGGAAGTACTGCATCATTTCAGCAGGTCCCTTCGTGTAGCTGTAGGCTTGAATCAAACACGCGTACAACAGCGCCTCAGGGGCATTATTGCTGATCCAAGTGGTGGTGTTGGCCGACGACAGTTGCGTTGGACGATAGATGTAGCCCAACTCCACGCTGTAGCTCTGGTTTGGCGTCGGCGCAATGTAAAAAGTGTTCTGGTCCCACACGGAATAGTACTTGGGCGTGCCCTGCGTGGTGCCGTTGGCCCAGTACTCTTTCATGAAGGACGTGTCTCTGAAGTCCAAAAACAACTGATCGCCACTCGTGGGGGTCAGGATCATGTACCGATGCGTCAAAAGATCAGTGGGGGCGGTCAGAAACTTGTTGCCCTGGGTCATGCTGCCCGCAACCTCGAGTTTGAACACGTCCAAGTCAATTTCGCGAAGAATCTGGTTCTCTGCCATGGTAATAAAGGTATCTATTACCGCGCTGGTAAACACGTTGCTGTTCACCTCGGTGTAGTTCCGAATGTTGGTGACAAGTTCGTTGTAGGTCATGTAATACTCACAGTCACTTTGCCAACAACGCCCTGCGCAATGAGCGCCTGGTCCTGCACATATGGCCGCATGTTGGTGCCCCCTTGGACGCTGCCGTAACTTTGGAAGGCGGTAAAGCCTGGCGCGCCAACAAAAACGGACACCGGTTCAATGCGATCGGGCCGCGGATCACGCAATGCAATGGCGTCCCCCCTGTAACGAAGCGGCTCAAGTTGGGGCTCCTTTGGCTCGTAGTCGTCTGGACACACCATAAATCCGCGCCAGTTCTTGCGCAAGGTGTTGTACTTGTACCGCTGTCCGCAGTAGTCGCACAGTCCGTAGGAATATATGCCCGTGGCATTTGCCATGTCATACCCCTAAATCCGGTACGAACTGCACGCTTGCGGTGTCGCGATCCTCCAGGGCCGCGCGCTGGAAGTCTTCCTCGTAGATTGCCTTGAGAGCTGAAGCGCGATCGGCAGCGAACTTGAGCGATAAGTAATAGGCCAGGCCCGACGCCAAGCATGGCAAAAACCTAAAATTGACATCGGACGTGTTGGTGTATGCGCCAGCGTCTTGAATGCGACGAATGCGGTAGTACACGAAGGTGTAGTTCTGATCCGCTGCCGGGTAAAAATACACTTTTGGGACGTTGGTGCGTTCTACGTAAAACTGAGCAGGGCGGGCCTGCGTGGTCTTGTCCGGCACGTTAAGGTAGTCTTCACGGCTGATTCGCTCAATGTAAACGTCGGTGTTGATGCCTTGGTTATTTTGGCGAATAATTGCTTCTAATACATTGACTACGTCAGTCGGCAACGAAATGCTGCTGGTCCCCTGCACTAGGGCAAAAGTGGCCTGCTCAATGGTCCACAGGTTCAACCCACGATTGGCCCAGTCAAGGAACAGGAGGTTGAGCGAGCGACGTGCCGACGTGAGTTGATACCCACTGGTCGGCCGCATGCCGCAGCGCTCAAATGCCTCTTCGATTAGGTCATCAATCGATAGGTCAAATGTGGTCGTATTGGAGGTAGTCATTTGCTGTACAAGTTGTCAAATGTCGTTTGTGCATTCATGTACGAGTCGTCCTGCTCCGCGCAGTGTGTCCACTGGCTAGGCCTAAAGTCTGGAGCACCTTCCCCTGTTTGCCAAAACGCGGGGCTCGTGACCCGGACGCGGTTGTTTGGCAACGCCACAATGTTCCCCGTCCACTTGCCTGCATCGGTCAAAAGCAAAACATGACTTTGCTTGTGCTGTGCGGGACAATCGGCCACTTCGCTCTCGGCGTAGTCCACGGTGAACAAGTACCTGCCCGTGTAAAACTCGCCGTCAATTTTGCACAACCAAGGGCTGGGGCTGGTCCTGGCAAACTTGATTACCGTGTGGTGATGCGACGGGCAGTCCCACGGCTGCGCTAAATGGGTGGGCATGCGCTCCGGCCACTCTTCCAGGGGGATATCTCCCACCAGCGCTGTGATCGGCATGCGCGCCCACATGGCTCCTCCATGCACGTTTTCAGAGCCATCTACCTGGCTTTCACACCCGGTAAACACAAGTTGAAAACTCAAGCAACGATCCGGCATGACGTTGACCGCAATTACATTTGCGTGCAAGTACTCGCCATGGTACTTCTGGTGCATGTGCGTAAACTCGCGTCTGACCCAGCATTTGAAGTACGGAATGTTGCTGATGAGGTATGCCATTACTTAGCGCGTTTGGCCGCGCCGCCTGCAGCGTAGCCCTTGGACATCATGCCGCCCGCAGCGTAACCTTTAGACATCATGCCACCGCCCATTTTGCCAATGGGTTTGCCCATGGCCATGCGCTTATGTTCATTGACGTTGCCTTTGTTGGCCATGCCGCCTTTGGCCATCTTGGGGACACCCGTAGAGGTGCTTGTCTCAGACATCATTTTGTTTGCGGGGCCGCTTTCAACAGCACCGCCACCGCGCGAAGCGGCTCCCATTCCACGTCCAGCCATGATTACGCCCCTTTTTTCATTGCACGGCCCTTGACGTCGGCCGTTTTACGTTTAACAGCGCGACCCATCTTGTCGCCCATGTCAGAATTTTTCATCATCTTGCCGTTGGGCATCTTGTGCATGCCTACCGAGCCGCCTTTTTTCATTGCAGGAGGCGCTCCTGGGGGCATCCCTGGGGGCATCCCTGGGGGCATCCCCTGAGGCATGGGGCCGCGCGTAGGAGGCATTGCGCCCTGCATGGGCATGCCGCCAGCAGGACCACCCATCTGCATCTTCTTGGGCGCGCCGCCATTTTTCATTTTGCCAACGCCATCGGCCGCGAAAGCCGGCACTGATTTGCCGCCCTTTTTAACCATTTTCATTGCTGCTTTCATATCGTCCGTCCTTTTTGCATATCATCGAGTTTTTGCTCAATGCGGTTAAACCTCTGGTCCATGTGAACAACCAGTTTTTCAACCCGATCGTCCACTTCCCTACGCGTAATATGGTCCCTGGCAACCTCTTCGCGGGTGCGGTTCAACAAAATGCTGATCCGGGACTGCTCATCGAACTTGCTTTTAAGCAAAAATCCCATAAGGCCCACCACCGCTGTCAAAACAATGTTCCATACCATCATCTCCATGTCAGCACTTCCATCGCGCCAGTGCCGCGGCTTTACGAGTAGGCCTACCTTTCTCGTCTTTCATCGGCCCCGGCATGCCGCTCATGCGTGCGCAAAACGAGTCTTTGCGCGGTCCACCTTTAGGCTGAGGGGCCTTGAGGTTGCTGCCTGTTGCTGCGTTGTACTTAGCACGGCCTTTGGCAGTCAAACCCGCCCCCTTGGAGACGGGCAATTTCTCGCCGCGACCGACCGAAAGGGAGGGGGTCTTTTTAGCCATTACTGCGCTGCCCCACCATAAAAGAAGAGCGTTACGCTGGTAATTTCAGCACCAGAGACATCAATAAACACCCCCGAATCAAAAAGAATTCCTATGTCCGGCAAAAGAATGTCACTGGCTCCAGCCACAGCGGGCGTGTTGATGGTCAGCAGTGCTGTGGCCCCAACAACGC